GTTGTTTTGAAGATGTTGTCGAACGTGAGGGTTTGCCTCAGTTGCGTATGGTTATCAAAAGCCTTGTTCCTGAAGGAGATTTTGAGCATGTTGGATCTTTGCCTGCCTGTGACGTTGCTCGTTTACCTGAGAATACACGTCTCCGACGTTCCCCCCTTTTTGATGTCCTTTTTCCACATACTACTGAACCAGCTGCCCTTTCTTGTAAGGATGAACGTGTTTTACCAGAGTATCGCGGCTCACTTATCTGCCGGGCGGTTGAGAAGTATGCTCACCCAGCGAATCCTTTTAATCCAACTATTTTGGACCAATGTAATGATTGGCTTTTGCAGAAGCTTGGCAAACGCCGTGCACATTATGCCAAAACCCTTTCATTTCAGGAAGCCCTGGATGGCTGGGAAGGTGATCCATATGTGGAGCGGCTTTGTCTCAAAACTTCTCCAGGCTTTGGATGGAAGAAAACTGGAAGTAAGGGCAAGTTCCACCTTTTCGATGGAATTGATGCCCCGCTTGAAGCTATTCCTGCTCTACGCTTAGCTTGTGCTCAGCGTGAGGAAAAAGCCAAAAGAGGCATCATTGCTCCATCCCTTTGGACAGCTACTTTGAAAGATGAGCGCCTCCCCTTTGAGAAAATCAAAGTTGGTAAAACTCGTGCTTTTTCCATTCCACAGGTTGACATGTCTATTGTTTCTAGACAATACCTGCTTGGCTTTTTCGCCAACTTTTATGCTGCTCGTCATGAAATTCCGTCAGCAGTTGGGATAGATTGTGAAAGTTCGGAATGGAACCAGATTGTTCAATATCTTTATTCCGTACCAAACAAAGCAAATGGTCTATCCTTTTTTGATTTGGATTATTCACGTTTTGATGGTGTATATCCACCCGAATTCATTGCAGCTTTTGGTGATCTCGCAAATGCTTGGTATGATGAAGGACCTGAAAACTCACGTGTTCGAATGGTTCTTATGGAGGAGATGGCCTTTAGCATGGAACACATGCTGGGAGCAGTTTATATCAAGCCTGGAGGAGTTGGTTCTGGTTGGGTTGGCACAATTGTTTTGAACAGTGTCGGAGGCATTTACTATGTTTTCCATTGTTATATGGAAGTTGCCCCTCTAATTTATCGTAATGCTGCAGCTTTTGATCAGAATGTTAGGTTTAAAGTTGTTGGTGACGACAACATCCTTGCTGTTTCAAATGACATTATTGATTGGTTCAATCCAACAGTTTTGGCTGATTATTTGAAAGACAGGGGTGTTACTGTTACCAGCGCTACGAAGGGTAATAGTGCTCAGTTTGCTCCCCTGACTGAGCTTTCGTTTCTCAAAAGGTCATTTGCGGTTGATCCCGAGATCTGTCCGTACTGGATTCCTCGCCTCAAAAAAGAATCTATTTACGAAATGATCAATTGGATTTCTGATTATACCGATGACGTTTGGGCTGCAACTGCTGTTAATTGCGATACAGCATTGCGTTTTGCCTTTTTTCATGGACGTAATTTCCATGATGATATTCGCAATAAGTTGAGGAAGTTTTCCCGTCTTCCCTACTTTACTTCCTTTGATGAGAAGCGTGTTCAGTTTCAGCACGATTGTTACGGGATGGGTGCTTTGGTTGAAAGAACTGGAGCACCCAACATGCTCAAAGTTCTTGATGCCGTTCCAGTTGAAAAGAATCGAGAGGGTGTCGTTATTACCCACCAAGATGTACCTAATCGTGGTGCTGGTACTGTAGCCTTGCCCACACGTTTTGGTGGCCTTCCTGAGGATCCTATTGATCTCAATATGCTAATTTCGAAGGAAACTCTGATTGCTAGAGGGACTTGGAGCGTTGCTAATCCTCTTGGTTTTGAATTACAAAGGGTGGCAATTCCCGATGCTCTCTACAGTTCTTATAATTTGCAGAGAACTTTTTCAGCTTCTTTGGCTTGGCGTGGCTCAATCGCTTTTACCCTCCAAGTCAATGGTACCAAGTTTCACAATGGTAATGTTGTTATGTCGTGGTTTCCACTGGCTCCAGAGACACTTTCTTCAGCTCAAGTTGAAGAAACACTTCAATCCCGCACCTTTGTCAATCATGTTTTTGTTGATGCTTCAACTTCAGTAGCAGGCACCCTTGTTGCTCCCTACGCTTACCCCAACCCATATTATTCAACCAATCAGAGTTACCTTAGACTTGGAGTTATTTCCATTGCCGTTTTCAGTCCATTGCGTGCTGCAACTGGCTCATCGCCAAGTTTGGGGTGGACTTTGACTGCACGCATGGTGGATACGAGTTTCTTCATGCCTTCTGGCTCTGGTATTTTTCCTGGTTTCCAACGGCCTATTGAGCGTGCTGGTTTGCCTAACATGGAGGTTTCAGACACAAAAATGATTGAAGACCCAACTCCAGTTCCAGTTGGACCTACTTCAGTCCCAAAAATGTCTGATTCACTCTATGATCTTCTTGACGCTCCAAAGTCTTTAAGAGATGTTGGTAAACGCCGTTTCTGCATTGGTTCACAAACCTACGATGTTCCAACTTCTGATCCTATTAACAACGTTTTGGGCTTTTTTGATGTTTCCTCAGCTTGGGACCCTGAAGCTTCAAATGGACTCCTTTCAACCTGGGCAGGAATTTATGCCATGTGTCGTGGGCCAGTGCGTTATCATATAACTTTTGAAACTAACGCACAAGGCTTGATGCCAATTTCCTGTTTTGCGTCTTTTTGGACTGGTAATGGCATAACTCGCAGCACAAATTCAGCCTCTGGCTTTGGTCTTGTTGGTACAAAACTTAAGACTGAAGTTTGGAACTCTTTGTTCTCAACCAAGCGTGTTGATGGTAACAGAATTAACGGTTGTGGTAATTTTGCTGCAACTCAGCTTTCTGTTGGTCTTCCAAATTGCATTTCTCTTGAAGTTCCCTTCATTGCCGCGACGCAAGCCTACATTGTCCCCACGAACCGTTTTGTGGTTCCAGGCACTTTGCCTACAGATTATGTTAATCCGAATTCTTTTTATGTTAATCCTGG